CAGACTGGCAGACGAGACGCGCGGCGAGCGCAATCGTCGGCTCGTCGAGGCTGATGCGCTCGTCGAGCGTGCGCTCGACAAGGGTGATGCTGTCGCCGAACGTGCGGCGCGTGACTACCGTCAAGCGCTGCGCGATGTACCGACGCAACCTGGGTTCCCTGACACGGTTGATTGGCCCGTCAAGCCGTCGTAATTAGCACCATACGGCACGATACAATGCGGTAGCGCGAAACAAGGGCTCCAATGACCATTCTCAAGATCACTGGCTTTTCGGGGGAAATCCCGCGCCTTGTGCCGCGCTTGCTGCCCGAGGCGGCCGCAACTCGCTCGACGAATGCGCGGCTTGAGTCGGGCAGTCTCGCGCCGTACCGCAAGCCGAAGTTTGATTTCCGCCTCGCTGCGCCGCCCGTGGGGCAGAAGTACAAGACGATCTATCGCGACTTCGATGGATCGTGGCTCTCGTGGACGAAGAAGGTGTACCTCGCGCCCGGTCCCGTCGCGACCGACCGGCTTTACATCATGGGCGACGGTGCGCCTCAGATGAAAGTCGGCGCCACGACTTACCCGCTCGCCGTGCCGATGCCCGCCGGCACGCCTGTCGCGACCCCGAGCGGTAGCGGAACAGGCGATGTCTTTACTCGCGTCTACGCCTACACTTATGTGACGGATTTCGACGAGGAGTCGGAGCCGTCCGCGCTGACGGCGGCTATTAACTGGCAGAGCGGGCAGACGGTCACGATAAGCGGCATCGCGGCGCCGCCGGCAGGCCGCAACATCACGAAGCAGCGCATCTACCGCTCGCAAACGAGCATGAGCGGGACGGACCTGTATTTCATCGCCGAGCGCGCCGCGAGCAACGCGAACTTTGTGGATAACTTGCCACTGTCGGCGCAGAACGAGCCGATTCCCTCGCTGAACTGGAATGCGCCGCCGGACGACCTGACGGGCCTGATCGAGTTGCCGAACGGCATGATGGCCGCTTTCCGCGGTAAAGAACTGTGGTTCTGCGAGCCGTGGATGCCGCACGCGTGGCCCGAGTCCTACGTGCTCACGATGGCCTACGAAATCGTAGCGCTCGGCGCTTTCGGCACGACCATCGTTGTCATGACGACGGGACAGCCGTACATCGTCAACGGTACGTCTCCAGACGTAATGCAGGAAGAAAAGCTGGAGATGAACCTGCCGTGCATCAACGTGTTCGGCGTGGTCGACATGGGCTATGCAATCGCCTATCCGTCGCACGACGGTCTCGTGGTCGTATCCAGCTCGGGGCCGCGCGTCGTGACCGACCAGCTCATGACGCGCACCGAATGGCTGCGCACGGCGCCGGATCGCTTCGTCGCGGGGCAGTTCTTCGGCCGCTACTTCTCAAGCTACGAGTACGTTGACCCGAGCGGCGCCGCGCTGTCCGGCTCGTTCGTGATCGACCTGACTGGACAGGATGCGTTCATGCACCGCGCCGGCTACCACGCCGATGCCGTGTTCTATGAGATCGAGACCGGCAAGATGTACATATGCATCGGGCAGGACATCTACGAATGGGACTCGCTCGACGCGGAAAACGACATCCTGACGTGGCGCTCAAAGCAATTCGTTGTGGCGCAGCCGACCAACTTCGGCGCTTACCTCATCGAGGGCACGGAAGTCATTAGCGCCGAGGAAGAAGCCGCGATTAACGCCGCATACGATGCGGCATTGCTTTACAACGAGACTTTATTCGCTGGCTCGTCCATCGGTGGGGAACTCGACGGTTCCGAGATTGGCGCCTATCCGCTCGACGGCGACGCGCTTCTTCCGCTTACCGCTGCGCCTAAATTCGCCTCCATGACGGTCTACGCGGACGGCCGAGCTGTTGCAGTGGTCAGCAAGCTCAACAAGATGGGCCGCCTGCCGGGCGGGTTCAAGGCTCGTATTTGGGAGCTTGAAATCAGCACGAACGCGGATATTTCGCAGATTACGCTCGCCGGCACGGGCGCTGAACTGGCGGGGGTGTGACATGGCACGCGGCGACCTAAACGCAAGTCAGGCAGGGGCACAGTCGCGCGGCGACTCGATCACCGACCGGATGGTTGAGGCAGGCATCGTGCGCGTTCTCACGAGCAAGTACGGACTGAACGAGCGCGCGATACAGGAAATCCAGTTACTCATCGGGCTGCGCGGCAGTGCATCCGGCGGCGCGCTCCCCCTTGCAGCACTGAGGCGACAGGACATCGCGGCGCTTGATCGCGTCAAGGCGATGAAATCGAAGCCCGCGGCCGGCGCCACGCCTACGGCGGCCGAGTACAACGCGCTGCGCGACGACGTGCGTATGCTGTTCGAAGCGCTCGGGCTGATTGCGCAAGTCCTCAACAATGGGAGCGCGACGTGAACACGCTCATCTATGAACAGGACAAGGCGCTTGTCGAGTGGGCCGAGGCGCGCATCGGTGTTCCGTTTCGCACGGACGCGCGGACCATCGGCTATGCACGCGATGGCGAGTTGATCGCGGTCGTGGTCTACGACGGGTTCTCGCGTAACGACGTGAACATGCACATTGCGAGCGACGGCACGGGCCTCTGGCTGACGCGCGAGTTTCTGACTGCCGCTTTCGCGTATCCATTCTTACAATGCGGGCTGCGCCGCGTCACGGGTCTCGTGCCGGCAAAGAACCGCGACGCGCTGCGCTTCGACCAGCATCTAGGGTTCAGGCGGGAGGGGTATCACCACAAGGCCGCCAACGACGGCGGCGACCTTATCTCTCTCGGCATGCTGCGCGAGCATTGCCGGTTCATCAAACGGGGGCACCAGTGAACGAACGCGCTTACCATCTTCTCGGCATTCCGTCGCTGCACCCGGATGCGTTCCATGCTGTCGCCGGCCGCATACGACTCTATGGCAAGGGTGGGGGCGGCTCGGCGCCGACTCCCGATCCGCAAATCGGGAAAGCCGCGCTCGAAAACGTCCAGCTCGGCAAGGACTGGCTCGCGTTCGCGACCGACCAGTTCAACCAGGGCAACATCCGGCAAGCCGACCTCGACGCGCTGACGAAGCAAGTCACCGAGTCGCAGCTTGCCGCGCAAGATACGTCGAACCAGTGGGCCGCCGAGGATCGCGCCCGCTACAAGGACGTTTTCCAGCCGCTCCAAGACCAGTACATCGACAAGGCGAAGAACTACGCGACGCCTGAGAAGCAGGAGCAAGCGGCGGCCGAGGCTGTCGCCGACGTAAACCAGCAGGCGGCGCAGGCCCGCGCCGCGAACACGCGCAGCATGGCCGCGATGGGCATCAACCCGAACAGCGGACGCTTCCAGGGTATCTCGCGCGCACAGGAAACGCTCAACGGTCTGAACGCTGCCGGCGCCGCGAACAACGGCCGCCAGATCACGCGCGACAAGGGCGACGCGATGCTCGCCGACGCGATCAACATGGGCAACGGCATGGCATCGCAGGCCGCCGGTTCGCTCGGGCTCGGCTTGAACGCGGGCAACTCGGCGACGGGCAACGCACAGGCGAACATGGGTAGCTGGCGCGCGAATCAGGGCGTCATGCAGAGCGGGTTCCAAGGGGCAATGCAAGGAAATAGCTCTGGCGCTGGTATCCTTAACCAGCAGCACGGGAACCAGGTGAACGCGTGGCAAGCGCAGCAGCAGGCAAGCGGCGCAAGCTCGGCCGGTATGATGAGCGGTATCGGTGCGATCGCAGGCGCAGGATTGATGGCATTCTAAGGGGAGAGAGATGAACGAAGTAATCGAGCGTCATGAAAAGATAGGACTCCAATTTAGTGGTGGCAAGGATTCGCTCGCGCTGCTGTACCTGATGCGCGAGCACTGGCCGCGCCTCACGGTCTACTGGCTCGACACGGGCGACGCGTTTCTCGAAACGCGCGAGCTGTGGGCGAAGGTCGAGGCGATGGTCCCGCGCGCGGTGCGCATCGAGGGCAAGCAGCCGGAAGTTATCGCCTTGCACGGCATCCCGAGCGACATTCTCCCGGCGGCAAATACGCCTATGGGCCTGTCCGCGCGCGGAGGCGGCATTCTGATGCAGGACCGCTACTCGTGCTGTCTGCGCTCGCTCATGCTGCCGATGCACGAGCGCATGAAGGCCGATGGGATAACGCTCGTGATTCGCGGGCAGAAGAACAGCGACAAACTGCAATCGCCGATCAACTCGGGCTACGTCGAGGATGGGATTGAATACCTGTTCCCGCTCGAAGGGTGGGACGATTCGGACGTGTTCAACTACCTGGCGGACGAAGGCGTCGAGGTTCCGCGCTTCTACGAGATCATGACCGCCTCGCCGGACTGCATGACGTGCTCGGCGTATTGGGAGGATGACCGCGCCGCGTACCTCAAGAAGTACCATCCCGAGGCGTATCAGGAGTATCAGAGTCGCCTGAACGCGATCAGCGACGCGACGCAGGACGCGATTGCGCACTTCAACGTGGAGATTGGCGGGTGAAGGCGCCGATCGACATTCCGGCGCTCGAACAGGCGACACGCCTCGCGCTCGCGGACGGGCATTTCCTGTTCCACACGCACCGGCTGTCGCCGAGTGACAAGGCGATTGCATGGGCGCTGCGCGCGGCAATGAACCCGCCGCAGAACGCTATTGTGCTCGATGCGGGGTGCGGTATCGGAGAGTTGTCGCGCCTGATGTCTGAGGATCGGCCGGACCTCTCTTTCATCCTCGCGAACATTTGCGAGTTCCAGCTTGGCATGTGCCCGGATGGCGCGCAATTCCACTCGCTGCGCGCCGATTGCCACGACTTGCCGCTGCCGGGCGAGTACGTTGATGCCGTTATGTTCGTGTCCGCGCTCACTCAGATGGACGCGAAATTCGTGCTGCACGAGGCGGCGCGCGTGACGAAGCCTGGCGGCATCGTGTTTCTGGCTGAAATGGTGCGCGAATACGGCGACGCCGACGAGTTCGAGGCGGTGACT